AAAAAAATCCATGTTATACATTTAGATATCAAGGAGTTATTAGAAATATCCGTGATAGCCAGATTGAATTAAACAGAAGACGAAATAAAATGTTAGACATTTTAGATAGTCAAATAAATTCTGGATTAATAGTTAAAGAAGATGCTTTGGTTGATCCAGAAGATGCGTTTATGGGTGGTCAGGGTCGCGCATTGTTTGTGAAAGACTCTGCCCAAATAACAGACGTACAAAAAATTCCTCCACCACAGTTACCCGCTGGAACGTTTGAACTCCAAAAGATTCTTGATGACGAAATCATGTCCATTGCAGGAGTTTCCGAAGAATTATTTGGGGAAGTGGATGGAAGCGATACATCTGGATTGATGGTTCAACTTCGTATGGGTGCTGGGCTTGTGGCGTTACAGCCAATTTTCGATAAACTGAGACTTTCTCAAAGATTACTTGGAGAAGTTTTTATCGAAATGATGCAGGCTAATTTTTCTTCTGGAAAAGTTAGGAGGGTTTTGAATGAAGAACCAACTAAAGAGTTCGAAGATCAAAATTTCCAAAAATATGATTGCGTTGTTGAGGAGGGTCTACTTACTAGCACTCAGCGCAATCTACAATTTACACAATTACTACACCTTAAGTCTCTTGGAATACCTGTACCAACAAACTTATTGCTTGAGGTGTCGACTTTACAAAATAAAAATCAACTTATTGAGTCTATTCAAGAGCAAGAAAAGCAGCAGGCTCAAGTGCAACAAATGCAATTACAACAACAAATGGAGCATCAAGCTCTTCTTACAAGGTCTGTTGAAGCCAAGGCTCAAAATGATTTTGCTGCGGCACAAGAGCGTCAAGGTAGAACAATTTCAAACATCGGTTTGTATGCTGAAAGAGAGTCTGAGCAAGTTAAAAATATGGCTTCGGCCTCACTCGATAATGCGAAAGCGATGGCTGAAATATCTAAACTTGAAGACGACAGACTTATGCAGCTAGCAAGATTTATTTTAGAGTTACAAAAAGAACAGCTAGCGCAGCCAATGAACATTGATTATAAAGGCATTCAAACTGCAGATATACTTGGTACAGAGGTAAACGATGCAAATAAAAAAACAGAACTTCCACAAGTGCAGCAAAAAGAACAGCTACAGCAAATGGAAGAAAATCAAGAGGGTATTGCAGTAAATCAATAAATTTGTTTTAAAAATTATATAAACAACTTGAGTAAATCCTTTAAATTATAGGAGATTTTATGAAAACAGGAAAAGAATCAGGAAAACTTAAATACGATAAAGGATACAAAGGACAGTCTTCTGGATCAAGCAAGTCTGACTATAGAGGAAATAACTATAATTCGCTTAAAGATTCGGTAGAAAGTTCTGATAAGTCTAAGCTTAACAGACAAAAATGCGTAAAATATTAAAGTAAACAAAACAAACAAGACAAACACATGACACAACAGCTCGGAGAAACACGTGAACAAATGGCGCGTGATCTCATGAAAAGGATCGAGAAGATCATTAATGAGACGCCAAGAGAAAAATATTATATCTTAGTTCACGGCAAGCCATTTCCAAATCAGCCTAATGTAATCAAGATGAAGTATGTGATAATAGATCGCAAACCGTCGATGATGCTTTCTTGTATGCTATTTGAAGTTGATAACCGCAAAGGATCGTTAAAATTACTTTGGGCTCTTCCTGGGGATTGGCCTGTTTTAGCTGTAGATCAGAAAGAACCTGTTCCTGAAACAATTGCTAGCTACAATCGTTTAGACAGGGTTATTAAATTAAAAATGACAAACAGATTCTTTGAAAAAGAGTCTGCTTAAAGGAGCGTCGCCGGCGAATCGGGCGTTTTTTTGGCTGTAACTATATCTCGCCAATATAAAGGAGAAATAATGACAGAGGAAACAAAAACAACATCGGAAATTGTGCAAGAGCCTGTTGCTCATAATGTGACACAGCCTGTTTCACAAAACGAAAATCAGCCTGTTTCACAAAATCAGCAGGTAGAAGCTCAAACACAAGCCGAACCTCAAGGGCAGCAAGAAAAGCCAAAGGAAACGGCAGACATAAACTGGAAGAAAGCTCGAGAAATCATGAAGGCGCAGCATGCCGAAATTTCTAATTTAAAAAAAGAAATTGCTGGCATGAGAAATCCGCCAAAAGACGAGTTTGAGGGTATAGATAAAGACGACTATATAACTTTTGAACAAGCACAGCGCTTAGCTGAGAAAAAGGCAGAACTAAGAGCCCAAGAAATAGCTTCAAGAATAGTCGACGAAAAGCTTCAAGTTGTTGAAGGTGAGCGTCTAGAAGAAAAAGCACGCTCTAAGTTTTCAGATTATGATTATGTGATTGAAAATTTTGCCATTCCGATGATTGAGCAGAACCCACAATTAGCAAATGCAATCAAGTCTTCTCCAAACTGGGCTGAGCTAGCCTATAGATTTGCAAAATCGTCACCGGAATACGAGGCAGAGATGTCTAAGAGACAGCAAGCCAGGGTACAGCCAGAGATAGAAAAGGTACTTCATAATAATGAAAGACCTTTATCTTCAACGGCTGCTGGATCTTCTCTAAAAAGCCAGGTTGAACAATTTTCTACTCTATCTCCAGAGGATGTTTGGAAGAAAGCAAAAGAGTACGCTAGAAAAGCTTGCTAAAGAGGGTTCTCCAATGGAGGACTAAATGACAATTACGACAACAACAGTGCTTCCACCACCTGTTCAGCAATGGTTTGACAATGTGCTTCTTTCGAGACCAATGCCAAATCTTATTCATACCAAGATGGCTATGAAGAAAGAATTGCCAGACAGGAACGGTAGAACTGTAAGATATCGTCGATATACCAACTTGGCCACAGCAACAGTACCTTTGCCCGATTCAGGTTTAACGCCTCCAGGGCAGGTTCTCAATGCTACGGATATCGACGCGACGATTGATTGGTATGGAACTTATTGTACAATTACAGACCAAGTAATGGCCATAAATGAGGACCCAGTCCTCAACCAAACTGTGAGTCTACTAGCACAGTCTATGCGCGAGACAGAAGACGAGCTTGCTCGTAATATGCTCGCTGCAACGGCTGCTGCTGTAAACTGCACTAATGGTGTCAACGGAGATAATCCGACAGAGATAACACGTGCGGATATTGATGTAGTAGTACAAACACTACTTAACAATAATGCAATGTTTATTACAGATGACATTGAGGGTGAGAATAAGTTTGGAACTACTCCTGTGCGCGAAGCATTCTGGGGTATGATGAGTACAGCGATTCTAGATGATCTTGAAGGTTGTGTAGGATTTATTAGTCAAGCTCAGTATCCAAATAACATGAATGCTCTTAGAGCTGAATGGGGTTCCGTAGGAAACGTTCGTTTCTTATATAGCTCATTAGGATCTTCTACTGCAGCTGCTTCTTTAAATGGTAACACAGTGTACAACACCTTTGTTACAGGACAAGAGGCATATGCCTTAATTAACCTTACTGGGTCATCTGCGGAGTTTATATATACTCCACCTGGAGGACCTACAGACCCGTTAAGAAGATTACAACTTGGTGCATATAAGTTTGCACAAGTACCTAGAATATTAAATGATGCGTGGATATTTAATCTGCGTGCAACACACTCATAAGGGGGTAAACTATGCCTACTGCTGAACAAAACGTAGTTTATGGCAGTTACACCTCTGATGGTGCTGCTAGAAACATTGATTTGGGGTTTGTTCCCCACGAATTCCACACATGGAATGAATCGCAACAAAATTCTGTTGCAAACCCTTCTGTAAATAAAGAATGCTGGTATTTAAATGGTCTTGCTGCAAATAGCGCTTACACTATTAGAAATACTGCTGGTGCAGCAACAGATGAACACCAATTAATTGCTGCTGGAGGATTTAGAACTTATGCTGGCGTAGAAGAAGTTTTAGACGCCGCACAAGTTGGTACTGCCCTAACAGCTGCAACACCTGCCGTTGCTACTAGTGTGGCGCACGGTTATGCTGTTGGTGATGTTGTTCGTATTTATACGACAACTGCAATGCTGCAAGTTGCAGGTCTTGATTTTGTAATTACTGCTGTTGGTGGAGCAAATAACTTTACTCTTGGAACAATTCCTGGAGCTGGTTTTGCTGCTGCCGCTACTGCTATTACATCTCAAAGAATATTTACTCCTAGGGCATTCGAACCAGGAAGAAGGATTATTACTAATATTACAGCTGCAAATCCTGGGGTAATAACCACTAATATTAACCATGGTTATCAAACTGGAGATCGTGTCCGAATTATAATTCCGCCGATTTCTGGAATGGTTGAGTTAGATCAACAAATTGTAACTGTAACTTATTTGACAGCGACAACTTTTAGTATTGGTGTTGATACAACAGCATATACTGCTTTTGCATGGCCAACGTCTGCGCAAGCTGCTGCTGGCGTTCTTAGACCACAAGTAATACCTGTAGGTGATACTGGTCAAGATCTAAGTGCTGCAATGAATAATAATTCTTATAGAGGAATCCATATTGGAGCCCTTGTTTGCGGAGCAAACACTGACGTTATTCGTTGGAGGGCAACAAGAGGAGTTACTATTTAATTAGTATTTAATGATGGCATTTATGCCATTGGGTGCGGATGCGAGTGCTCCTTTCGCATCCAATCCCTTTGTACAAGGGAGCAATAGGAGGAACGATGAATACATTAAAACAAGCTCCTAGGGCAGCTTTATATATAGGTAATTTTTCAAAAAAACCTGTAAATAAAGAGTCAATAGAAGCAATGAAAAAAGAAGATGACAGGATGGTAAAAGGGGTTTTTAAAAATTTAGAAAATCCAGGCCAGGATGCTTATATTGCTTGTAAACTTTATAAGGGCCAACCTCTTTTTTCAAAGTGGTTTATGGATGGAGAAGAAGCAGAAATTCCTTTGTCAGTAGCTCGCCATATTAATCAAAATACTCAGTATCCTGTTCATGGATATCTACTTGACGAGAAAGGAAATCACGTCAAAGGAACAGGAAGAATGGTGCAAAGATATCAATTTATTTCTAGAGAGTTTATGTAATGACAATGCTTGCAGATATAAGAAGAACAGTAAGAAATATCACAGGGATGCAAGATGTTAATCAGATAACAGATGCAAGGTTAGATGATTATATAGATGATTTTTATCTGTACGATTTTCCCGAACGGTTGAAAACAACAAATTTAGAAGAATACTATAGATTTTATACTTCTCCTAACGTTTCTTCTTATGCTTTAAACGAGCAGTATATTGTTGTTAAGCCTCCTGCGTTTGTTGCTGGTTATGAGGTTGGTTGGCATCAATCTCCTGAAAGTTTTTTTTCTATTTGGCCAGATACCAGGTTTAAAGAAACTGTTGCGACTGGAGATGGAGGAATAGCATACACATTTACTTTGACCAATCTTCCAGTTCTCCAAAATACAGTTTTAATTTCAGATGACACTGAATATTTTACAGATAATGGAGCCGGAGTTTTAACTGGATCTGGTGGTGGTAATGGAACGGTAAACTATATTACCGGTGTAGTGACTGTAAATTTTGCAATTGGTGTAACTGCGGGGGAATCTATTTATGGACAATATTACCCATATGTTGCATCGAGACCGAGAGATATTTTATTTTTTGATCAAACTTTTGAATTAAGGCCTGTTCCTGATATTTCTTATGAAGTTCGCGTTTTGACACTAAGAAGACCAACTCAAATGGCAGCAGCAGGTGCATCTCCTGAATTTGTAGAATGGTGCAATCTTATTGCATATGGAGCTGCATTAAAAATATTTATAGAAAAAGGTGACTGGGACGAATACGGAAATCTGTATCGAATTTTTATGGAACAAAAGAACTTAGCCCAAAGAAGAGCATTAAAACAGTTGTCTAATCAAAGAGTACAAACAAATTATAGTGATGGATCAGATTGTGGCAGAGGAAGCTGGACAATTTATCCATTCTATTAGGGAGATTAAATTATGGATGAAAAATGGATTCAAAAGGCTATTTCTAAGAAAGGGTCTTTGAGAAAAACTCTTGGAGCAAAAAAGGGAAAGCCTATTCCTGCAAAAAAATTAGCTACAGCTGCTAAAAAGAAGGGTGTTACAGGAAAAAGAGCAACGTTGGCAAAAACATTACGTAAAATAGCGAGGAAAAAATGACGTTTGATTCCAATATACCAGCGGCCAATGATCTTTTAAGTGTTTCTCAGGGTGATATTCAAACAAACTTCTCTCAAATAAACACAATAATTGCCGTAGATCATTACGAGTTTAATAATGCGACAGTTGCTAATAGAGGAAAACATAAAAGTGTAGTTTTACCAGAAGCGGCCGCTATTGCGACAGCTGCCGATGAGGGTGCTTTGTATACAAAAGATGATGGAACAAGACCCGCTCTTTATTACAGACAAGAAAGTAATGGAACAGAAATAAAGATGACGGGAATTGACCCTCTTAGAGCAACTAATGGTTACACATTTATTCAAGGAAATATTTTGATTCAATGGGGGAAAAAAACAACTCCTGGAAATTCAGGTACTGTAAATTTTCCAACGGCTTTTTCGGCCGCTCCTTATTCAATTCAAGTATCTTTAGAAAGAGATAGTGGTAATCAGTCTGTAACTGTTGATGATGCTCCAGCTCCAACAGCAAATGCATTTCAATATCTGTCTTCTTCGGGCGGCAGCGCGTTTTTATATTGGATAGCAATAGGACCTGCTTAATGTCATATGAAGCACGACTTATAGCTCCTTATTCTGGAGACACTGGATTACAGGAATACTTTAGGCCGTGGCTGATTGGAGATGCCGCGTTTGCTGTTTTAGAGGATGCTTATCCATATCGTGGAAAAATTAGAAAGAGAGAGGGATATAATGAATTGGCGTATGTTCCTTCTGAAGCTGCAATTACAAATATAACCCAAGCTAATCCTGCAAATGTTACAGTTGCTGCAATTGGAAACTTACAAAATGGCGATATAATTACTATAAGAAATGTAACGGGAATGGTGGAAATAAATGAACAAACAGTTGTTATTGCTAATATTGTCGGAAATACCTTCGATCTCCATAATCTTGATGGGACTAACTTTAATTCTACAACCTTTACTGCTTACGCGCTTGGAGGGACTGTCCATCTTCCTGTTAATGGTCTTGCAAATTTTCTTGTTCTTGGCTCAGAGGATGAACAGTTAATAGCATTTACTAGATATAAAGCTTCTATCTTTAGTACAGCCACTCAATTATTTAATGACACAAGTTTTTTTCAAACTACTGGAGCTGCCCTATCGTGGGCAGGAACTTTGAATGGATATTTTTGGGGAGTAAACTATGCTGATTCTTTATGGGTAACAAATAACGTTGATCCAATAAGATTTTATAATGGAAACTTAGTGCAGGGGTGGAATAATCAAAGATTTACCATAAATGCCGTTCCAGATCTCGTTACAAGAGCAAGGATAATAATCCCTTATTATGGAAGATTAGTTATTCTCGACACAACAGAGGCAGGCGTAAACTATCATCAAAGAGCTAGGTGGTCACAAATTGGTACTCCGTATGTTCCTGCAACTGGAGCAGATCCAGCAGTTGTAGAACCAGGAAGATGGGTTGGAACAGCAACAGCAAACGCTTGGAGAGACGATTTACCTGGAAGAGGTGGATACATCGATGCTGACACCTCAGAGAGGATAATTTCTGCTGCAATAGTTAATGACACATTGGTGGTCTTCTTTCAATTTAGTACCTGGAGACTTAGATATACTGGAAATCAAATACTGCCATTTATATGGGAGAGAATAAATACAAATTATGGATCTGAAGCTACTTTTGGAACTGTAACATACGATGATGTTGCATATACTGTTTCAAGAAGAGGAATAGTTGGATCTGACTCTAATAATACTAGAAGAATCGATAGAAAGATTCCTGATAGATCTTTTGAAATAGAAACTGGAGACGCAACAGAAAATTTAAACATTGTGTCGGCGACAAGAGATTATTATAGAGATATGTTGTATTGGTCAGTTCCTTCTGCCGATACAAACGCTGAAACTCCAAATAGAATTATTTCTTATAGTTTAGAAGATGGTAGCTGGTCGATATTTAACATGTCTTTTCGTGTTTTTGGTCAATATAAAGAATTTGATGATAGAACATGGGCGATGTTTGCAACTGCAGAACGAGATGAGTGGGAGAATCAAACTGAAAATTATTGGGTAAATCCATTTCTTCAAGATAACGCTCCAATTGTAACTGGCGGACATCTTAACGGATATGTATATAGAGTTTTTGAAGACGTATCTGATGGATCTGATGCTGGAACGAACTTTAATTTTGATGTACAAACAAAACGATTCAATCCCTATATAAGCGCAGGAAGAGACTGCCGTTTAGAATATGTAGATATATATGTTACATCTACTACGCAAAATGTTATTCAAATTACAAATATAACTCAAAATAATCCCGGAAGAATAACAACTGCTGCGAATCACGGGTTAGCAACTGGAACGGAGATTTTATTAAGAGATATAAATGGAATGATAGAACTTAATAATAGAAAGTTTACAGTAACTGTTATTAACAATACAAACTTTGATATTAACGAAGACACCACTACATATACTGCATACACTGCTAACGGAGAAGTCGTAAATAATGCTGAAATTACATTTGAGCATTATGTAGATAATAACGACACTATTCCTGTAACAACAAGAACTATAACGGTTTCTAATCCAGGAGAAGAGTCTAATTATTTTAGAGTTTATTCTGGTATAGACGGTAGATTTCATCAGATTAGACTAACGCTTTCTAATTCTCAATTAGTAGACGATTTAAAGGGAAGGGCTGGTTTTGAATTGCAAGGAATGGTTATTTGGACAAAACCGTCTAATAGAACTAGAGGCAAGTTGTTATGACGTATGGACCAGTTAATACATGGATTAATTCACTTCCTATAGAAATACAATTACCTAAAGAACAAAACGAAGTAAATAGCCTTTTTGCAGAACGTCATAGACAAATAGCAGGGGTTGTTAATTTAAAAGAAAATGCTCAATATGAGGATAGGGAGCTTTTAACAGGACAACAGTGGTTTACAACAGGTAATAATCAAACAAAAAGATATACATATAGAAGGTGTTTTGAATTTGGCGCAATAGCAGCAGGGGCCACTTTAAATATAGCGCATGGCTTAGTAGGGATAGCGCTTTATACGAGGATTTATGGAACTTGCATTACGAATGTTCCTGATAATAGGCCAATACCATATGTGTCTGTTGCAGCTACAAATCAGCAGATAGAAATGAATGTTACTGCTGCAAATATTGTTATTATTAATGGTGCAGCCGCGCCTCCTATAACAAGCGGTATTGCAGTAGTGGAATATATAAAAACGTAGGGGAAATTATGGGATTTACAGATTTTTTATTTGGTAAAAAAGGAAAGATGAAGAAGAAGGCCCTCTCTCCTGAAGCAGAAGAAGCTTGGAATAAGCTTTTACAAGGCGGAATTACTGAAGATGAGCTTTATGGTCTTGGCGGAGACTATTTAAAGAATTTATTTAGTGGTGATTTTTCAGCATTTGAACAACCTTTATTAGACCAGTTTGAACAAGAAATAGCACCGGGTATTGCAGAAAGATTTGCTGGGATGGGAGCTGGAAGCTCTAGTGGTTTAAATCAAGCATTAGCACAGGCAGCAAAGGGATTATCTACTCAATTAGGAGCTCAAAGAGCAGGTCTTATGCAAAGTGCGCTTGGGCAGGCATTAGGATATGCTCAAGCTCCTTATGCTGGTATGGCTAGTGGATTGGGATTAAGTCCATATACTCAATATTATAGACCTGGTTCACAAGGAATGCTCGGTGGATTGTTGAGCGGTGCAGCTAGTGGTTTTGCTGGAGGTCTTTTTTAATATGAATATACTACCGAAAGAAGATGGATTAGGAAGTATCCTTGGAAGAGCTCTTGGGGCATATGCTGGAACAGAATTAAGAGGCTTGGTAGATAAAAGAAAACAACAACAAAAAGCTGAAGCTATTAAAAGATTTATGTCTTCTCCTGAGTATGAAAATATGCCTTTGGCTCAGAAAGCGTCTCTTACTTCTACTTTATTTGGTGAAGATATTGGAAGAACTGTTATGCAAGCAGAGGGTATGCAACAAAAAGGCTTGCTCCCAGAAGATCCAAGAGAATTGTCTGGATTACTTAAAAGATTCGGAATGCAGCAGGAAGAGGCTGATAACATGGCTGATCTTTATAGCAAACTAACTGTAGGTGGAAAGACAAAATTTGCCGATATTCTTTTTGATAAAATACAAAGAGGGCAACTAGGTGGTTTGTCTAAATCTGATTTTGAATCGCCAATACCAACGACAGAAGAACAAAAACCTTTTTCCGAAATTTCTAAAAGCGATATGAGACAGTATAATTTTCCAGAAGCTCCAAAACAGTTTGAAGGAATGACTCCTAAAGAGATAGTTCAAGCAAAAAGTACTTTAAGAAAAGAAAATCGTCCTTCTTATGATCAAGCTAAAGAGAAGTTAAAAGGTGCTCAAGATGAAGGAAGATCCCTCAAACAACTAGAAAATTTAAATAAGACAGGAAAACTTCCAAAAGGAGCGCAGAGAATAAACGTAAATTGGAAAACTGGAGAATTAAGGGTTCCAGCGTTAGCAAATAAAGAAACACAACTTTTTGTAAAAACAGTTAATGACTTTACAGTAAAAGCAAAAGATACGTTTGGAGCGAGAGTTACTAATTTTGAATTACAAAGATTTATGCAGAGATTACCAACATTAGCAAACACGGAAGAAGGCCGAGAATTAATAATTAAACAAATGCAGACAATTAATAAATTAAACGAACTTTATCATGATAGTTTAAAAAAGGTATACCAGCATTATGGTATTGGAAATATAGATGCAGCACAAGCTGATTTAATAGCTGAAAAATTAAGAGAAAATGATGAAAAAAGATTAATAGATGATTACAACTCAATAGTTTTAAATCAAGAATTAGCAGACGAAGAAAGAGTTCTTGTTGAAATTAATGGAAAACGAGGATATGTGCCACAAAATCAATTAGATAAGGCATTAAGAGCAGGGGCAAAACGCTTATGAATACTGAGTATGATTTTACCTTTATACCAGAAGACCAAGTTGAAACAGATAAACAACGAGAATTTAAAGTTGCTGAAGAAGAAGAAATGAGCCCTTATCATAAAGCAGGTAAAGAGGCAGGAAGACACTTGGTAAGATCATTGTCGAGAGCTGGAGAGGCTGTAGTTGGAATTCCTGGAAATATACAATCTTTAGTAGAAACTGGTGTTAACAGGTTAATAGGTTGGGCCTTTGGAGAAAATATAGCTAAAACAGCAATGCAAGAAGATCCTTTTGAAAAACGGATAGAGATAGCTGGAATGGAAATAAAACCAGGAAAGCTTCCAACTACGCAAGATCTTAGGAAGCTATCACAAGCATTAACAGGAGATAAATTAGAGCCTCAGAGTTATGGAGAGGAAATTGCTGATGAAATAGTAGAAGATGTTGCAAGTTTAATGTTTCCAATAGGTGGAAAAATACCATTATCAAAGTCTATTGGAATGAGTGTTATAGGAACACTTGGTAAAGAGGCTGTAAAAGAAATGGGTGTTGGAGAAAAAGGACAGACTGCAACAAAGCTTGGACTAATGTTATCTACTGGATTAATAAATTCTGGTTCTGCTAGAAATTTTGCAAGCCAAGAATATAAAAAAGCTATAGATATGATTCCACAAGAAGCTGTAGTTGC